AGTGGCACATTTATTATTTACTTTTTTGTTTAGTGCAATACCTCGCTTAGCATTGTTTATAACACTTTGAGGATAGTCATTGTAACTTTCAAGTGTAATTTTTTCACTAAATAATTTTCTTACTGCTTCTAATATTTCTTCACTTTCGATTTCTGATAAACTATCTTTTTTCTTTTTCTTTGCTTTGTCTGCAAAATAACCCTCAACTGAAAAGCCTTTGACTTTGCCAGTTTTTACGTACTCGTTCCAAACCTCATCATTGTTTACTTTTATTGCACCCATCCAAGTACCTACTGGTACATCAAGTCCATATTTTCTTGACTTGTCATATTGCTTATCTTCTACTATCCAACTTTCTACAAGAGTTAGTCCTTTGATCGAGTGTTGATGTTCTATTGTTGATTTGCTTTGATTGCCCTTCATTAAAAATCCTTCACTTGCTTTGCGTACTGTTTCACGTGAAAAATATATATAGTATTCCTCTTCTGCATTTTTTCTATATATTGGTTTGTTTGGTATTAGCAACGGACCTAGAAGTATTCTTTTTTCTTTATCAAGTTCTGCTAATTTGATTTCTTGTTTTTTTAATGCAATAAAATCTTCCTCTATTGCTGGGCTTTCAACTACAGATATTGCTTCGATACCTGCTAATTCATCATATTCATCAATGACAAGTTCTACTATTTTCATATTTATATAACATTTATAAAATTATTATTTGCTAACCTAAACTGCTTTCTTCAATTATATTTCTATCCAAACTTTGTGCAGTTGTAACCTCTCCTGCAACTACAAAAGCCTTGACTGGTTGTTGCTCTTGTTGACCTATTGCAGTCGCTAACTGTGTTTGTGGGCTACTACCGACAATATTAAAAGATGGTGCTGATGTTGTTACGGTTGGTGCTTGTATGTCTGCTGATAGACCAGAACCACCTCCGACACTACTTGCAACTTGTTTTGTTTTGCCTACTGCCTGTTTAACTGCTGATATTACACTAGCTGCTTGGGCTGCATATGCAATTAAGAAAGGTATTGCCTTTGGAAGCCCAAGCTTTAATGTTTCTGATAATCCTGTCGCTGCATTACTACTTGCTTTTGTTCCATCAACAGTAGCATCTTTGGCAGCTTTTTGTGCATTTAAAACACTATCTTTAATTCTTAAAAAATTTTCTTTTGCAGATAGTATTGTTTTTGCTACAAGTATTGCTTTACCTAATCTACTTTCTTCTCCAGCTAATTTTACTGCATCATCAAAAGTTTTTTCTCTAATTCTTCTTTTTTCTTCTTCACTTTCAGCTATTAATTGATTTTCAGCTTCTATGTCTTTTCTTTTTGCATCTGCAATAACACCATTAAAATATTTAATTAATTCAGCCTTTTGTTCTTCTGTTGCATTTAAGGCTTCTAACTCTGCCAATGCCCTTTCCTTTTGTCTTTCTGCTTGTTCTAAAAAAGTTTGATCTTCTCTGTCTTGGTTTAATTTTCTAAATCTTTCCCTAATTTCATCAATACTTTCTAGCCTTTTTATTTCTGCATCTATTGCATCTTGTGCATCTTTGTCTGCTTTATTTTTTGCTTTTTCTGCATCATCATCTTCTTTTTGTTGTATTTTATTTAAAAAGCCATCACGCCTGTTTAGCAGTTCTTGTAATTTTTTTTCAGTTTCACTAATGCTTTTATCAGCTTCTTCTGATATTTTTTCTGTATCAAATACTGCACTTGCTATACTTGTAGACAACAAAGGTACATCTCTATTTCTAAGTTTATTATATGCAACTATAATTGAATTTAACGGGCTCAAAATAAAGGATAAAATGCCTTCCAGTATAAATTTATTTCTATTACCAATTTCAATTTGTTCTTTCTTAATTTGCTTTTGTGTTTCTAGTTGTGCTTCTAATGCGCTAATCGTTTCATTTGTTTGTTGTATTTTTAGATCTAATATTTCTCTTTCAGTTTTGCCTTGTCGCTTTAATGTTTCTTCTGTGCCTGTAACATTTTTAAATTGTTCTTCTTGTGCAGAAACAAGTTTTTTTGCGTCCTCTAATTGCTTTTCTTGTTCTTTTGTTACACCACCTAAAGCCTTTGTAACTTTATCCCAGTTGGCTGCTAAGGTTCCAACCAAAACAACCAACGCACCTATACCAGTTGCTATTAGTGCCTTTTGAAACAAAGATAAACTTGCACTAGCAGCTCTTACACCCTTGCCAACACTTACGAATAATTTACCAAACTGTTGTATTTGTAAAGATAAACCCCCTGTAATTTTATTTAGACCCGAGGTAATATCTCTGTTTTTTAGAAGTGTTTCGTTAAATTCTAATGCTTTTACTTGACCTGCTTTTCTAGCACTTGTGTTGGCTTTAATTACTTTGGTAAGTCCTTGTGATTCTACTTTTAGTTTTCTTAATTCCGCAGTTTCTATTTTTAGTTCTTCGTTTAGTCCTTTGATTGTATCTTCTCTAGCCTGTCGTTGCACAAAGTTTAGATCTTTTAAACTTGCTTCTGCTTCTGCTATTCTTAATTTAAGGTTTGCTAAAAATTCTTCTTGTCTTTGAATAACGCCACTTAAATCTTCAAAGTCTTTTTTTGCTTTTTCTAAATCTGTTTTTACTACTATTCTTTTTTCAACCATTTAATCTGTTTTTTTAGTTGTGTAAAACCATCAGAGATATTTTCTGGTAGCTTATATTTACCTTGTGCGATCCTAATATTTTCAGTTTCACCATTTGCATATTGTAATAATTGTATAATATTTAGTATCAACTTATTGTATTTACTTTGGTTAATAATTCTAATTTACTTTTACCTGTTTGCAAGTTTGTTGTAATCTTGTTAATATAAAACTCTGTATTATTAATAACAATAGTATCGGACAATTTATAACGCAACAAGAACTTTTGTGGTAAAATAGCATTGACTTTCACTAGTCTCCTATTGTAACTGAATACATCCCTAATATACTTGCTATAAAAATTTAGGAATAATGTATTGTTGTCCTCAACTGTTGCTACAAAAGGATTGATCTCTGTACTGAAATTCAAAGTGTTGCCTGTTGTAAGTGTAGTGAATGTAGTTGTAACATTTGATTCACTTGATACTGTAGATGTTCTCAAAAGACTTCCTGTAACTAATGGATTGACTGTCGAAGAACTGTTTGGACTTACCGATACTGTTTCTGTGTCAAAAGTAGATGGATTGACATATTCAAAACTTACTGCACTTGATTCTCCAGAGCTTACTGCAATAACAACACTTTGAGTACCTACTCTGAAATTACTCGCTCTGTTATATTGAGTAATACTTAATGGTGTACCTGTGCCCCCTCCATCTTGCATCTGTATTGCCGTACCTGTTGTGTTTGCTCTAAAAAACATCAGAGGTTTATTTATGACAGGTGCTTGGTTGTCATCTACAAAATATCCAAACCCAATCGTTGTATCACTATTGTCGTTGCCATCTGTGAGCTTTTCAAAGAACATTTTTTCAAAAGGTAATTGTACCCTATAGTCTTGTCCTCTGTTTAGTCTAGGATCACGACCACTACCTGATGTTGAACTTGCTTTAACACTTCCTAACTGTCTATTGTTTAGTTTCTCAAAAAAGAAAGCACCAAATGTTTTAGGATCAGCAAACTTAAATTGTATATCATTGAATGGTACACTAAAATTACTTTCTCCTTGACTTGTATCTACAAACTCTGTGATGTTTCTGCTTGTACCACCTGCATAAAAACTATCTAATGTTTTTACAACTACTTTACCAAAGTCATCACTACTTGGATCATCTTCAATAAACGCAGTCAAATTGAACATTTTAAATATACCTGTCAAGAACTCTAGTATGCCTATGTCTGGAATATTATCCTGAACGTTTATTGTCTCTACCAAACTATCTGGCTCCACGATACCTGCCGTGATGGTTGCAGAAAAATCTTCGCTTGAATCTTCTGATTCTGATACTCTCACAAACTGCAAAGAGTATGTCAAGTTCAAACTTGTCTCTGTGGTCTCTATTAAGAACTGTATGTTTTGTTGTTCAAAACTACCATCAAAACCTTGTTCAAAAAGTCTGTTTAGTGTTACACTTCCTGTTTGTGTATATGGTTGTTCTGCCACTATTTCTCCTGTATCTGCTTTTCTTAATTTAGCAGTAAATTTTTTGCTAGATACTGTGGGTGTGATAGTCCATATAATCTGCATAGTTTCTCGTTGTATTAAACTGTTAAGTCCTGTGCCTACAACAAATCTAAACACACCACCATCAAACACAGGAACAAAATCAAACTGACCATCACTAAAGAAATTTGTTGTGTCTCCTGTAAAGCTCTGTATTTTATTTATAATAAGTTTAGTAACATCACTCTCGTTACTTTCTGTGATTCCTATTTCTCCTTTGTTTCTGTGTAGCCACATATACAAGTCAGCAAATAATCCTGTCTCTTGAAAAAAGTCATCACTAAATTGTAACTGTATATCATTGTCTTGCTCTATAACTCTTATAATATCTATAACTCTTAATGCAGGTTTTAAATCTGTAAATACAAAACCCATTGTACTACCATCTCTAATTATGTTTCCCCCACCATCAGTTACATCAGCTTGGCTACCACTAGCATATAAGTTTCTTGTTGTGCTTGATCTTTCCTGACTTACTAGTACACCACCTGCACCACTATTGTAAATAAATCTTTGTGTATGTGATATGATTGGATATATAACGTGAGCAGTGCTTGTTGTACCACCACTTAAAGCCGTTACAAATGTTTGTACTCCTTGTCTTACATTTGCTACATCGTATGCGTGATCAAACTGTGAAAAGTCTAAACTAGATAATCTTCTATCTTTTAATTTGTCTTTGAGTGTTACTGTTTCTCCAAAGAATGTAATGTTGTAACTATCAGGTTGGTTGTTCTTGAGCTTAACACCATTAAGAACTATATAACCACTTTTAAATCTTTTGTAATTAAGCTCTAATATTGCTCTTAGTTTAGAGTTTGCATTGAATATAGAATCTGCAACCCTATCTTCTACGATGTCTGATCTGTAATAGTGTCTGAATAATAAATTGTTTTTACTACTAGCAGGTAAACTAAATGACTTACTAAAGTCTGTAAATACTTTTTCTATATCTCTAATATCTTGTATTGTTTGTGTCAAACTAATTTGTTCATCTTCAAATAAATCAAGTCTTTGATAGTCTATGTCTGTAATAAGATTAATTTCATTCCACTTTCTAAATGTGTTTTCCCAATTAGTTGTGGTCAGATTCCACAAGTCTGGGTCAGGTTGTGGATTGTCTATTACTATGTCTGGTATTAATAGACTTACTTCGTTCATTATCTAATTGTGTTTAATTTATCAAAAGCAAACTTGAAGGTCATAGTATAATTTGCAAGTCTATCATTAAGCGATGTCCTAAATGTTACATTTTGATCTTGTGGTATTACAGGTAAATATTGATTATCTTTGAACAACCAACATCTTTTACTTGTAAGTATCTGTTCTATTACTTGGTTGTAGCTATCGTTTACATATCCTGTATTTAATATGATCGTTTCTCTACTGTTTATGTTTCTGTTTTTGTATTGATGATTATTAATAGAATATGTTGCACCAGTTGTTAGTGTATTGCTTTTAAATTCATCTTTTTGTACGCTCACACTTTCAATAGATTTTAAAAAAAAGTTTACTTTTTGTAACGCACCTGATTTGTTTACAAATACTACTGGTAAGTTTGTAAATCTATTACAGGGTTGTTCTTCTATTTCTATTGTTTCAGTTGATCCACCTGTTACTATATCTACACTTGTAAGTGTTGCAGTTGTACTTGTTGCATATTCTATCGCACTATTGGAGTTTGACACGCCTGTTGATACTGTTACACTTGATACAGTCGTACCACCATTTTTGAAGTTTACAGTAGTTGCACCTGTTAATGTATCACTTCCAGAGTTTACACTTAAGTTTGCAAGTACAGGAATGTATAATACTTCTTGTGCTTCCCTAAATATTTTTGTATTAGACATCAGCTTTGTTACACTTCCTTTATGTCTTGTTAGTGTTTGTGTTGTTGTACTATTTGATGAACTTGTTATATCAAAACCCTCCTCAAAATATCCAACACCATCAAAAGCCAAATAAATAGAACTTATTGCAGGTCTTGATGTCGACCCCTCTTTTGGTGTTGCAGTTGTTTGCACCCAGACATTTACACCATTACTACCAAACGTACCACTAAAACTATATGTGATATAATCTTTTATTAGTTCTCCTATCTCAAATATAACATAGTTGTTGTTTGCAACTTCGTTTTTTACAAGCTCATAAGTTGTACTAGGACTTGCATTAAAAGCACCACTATATATTGCGAGTGTTAGATTACAACTTGTTAAACCTGCTGAATTTTCAATTTTTAGATATACAGGACTGTTTATATTTATTTTTTCTATTGCCATTAATTGTTTATAATTTTTTTAGTTGATACTTCAAAGTCATCACCAAATGCTTCTGCTAATTGTTGTGGTAAATCTTTATAGTATTTTAAAAAAGGTTTAGTAAAAAATAAAGTTGGCTTTATGCCTTTTCCGAATATTGATCTTGCAATTAAAAAAGTAATTGACTTTTGAAACCCAACTGTTTTTAGAGATCTGCCTGTAAATCTTCCCCTTTTATCTCTTGGTGCTAATCCTTTGCGTACAACAAAACGATCTAATTTATTGGGTGGTGGCATTTTTGTTGTGTACTTATATTCTCTTTGTTCGTTGCCATAATATTTTTTACCAACACTTTCTCCACTTTTGGTACCTTTTACACCTAAATCTTGATACTTACCATATTCTTCCATATAAAATGCTATCTGCGCACCTTT